CCGGAATGAAAAAGCTAGGGGAAAAAGGCATTGTAGATAAAGACGATGAAGGAGGACTGGCCGCAGCCCTGGCAGAACTGGGGATCTGATGAAAGCAAAACACTACAAGCAGAGGGCAATTAAATACGCACAGGATGTGATCGCCGGCAAGATCGTGGCAGGTGATGACATCGTAAACGCTTGTAAGCGTTTCCTGAAGGATCTGAAGCGTAAAGATCTGGAATTTCGAACAACGGAAGCGGATGCAGCTGTCAGCATCATGGAGGGCCTGTTCGTACACAGAAAAGGTGAAGCACTGGACGGGACACCACTCCTGGGAAAGCCGTTTATACTCGAACCATTCCAGATCTTTATCACTTACAACCTTCTGGGCTTTTATTACAAGGGCACAGAAGAAAGACGGTTCAAGGAAGCACTCATATTCCTGGCCCGGAAGAATGGGAAAGCATTAAGCCTGGATACGGAAGTGGCAACTCCAGAAGGCTTCAAGAAGATGGCGGACATCCATGCAGGAAGCACGGTCTTCGGAGCTGACGGAAAGCCTTCGAAGGTGATCGTGGAAAGTGAGATCTTCCATAAGCCCATGTATGCAGTCCACTTCGAAGATGGAGCCGTGGTGAAGGCTTCCGGGGATCATATCTGGACAGTCCAGACGAAAGAAAGCCGAAGAAGACACGGTGGATGGTTCGATACCACCACGGAGCAGATGGCAGCAGGCTTTTTCCGTGATAGAAAAGACGGAAAAGGCCGTGAATACAAGTACAGAGTGCCAATGAATGCACCGGTGGAATACCCGGAGCAGGATCTGATCGTGGATCCCTACACACTAGGGGTGTGGCTGGGAAATGGCCCCGCAGAAAAAGCAGTGGTCACTAGCGGAGATCAGGACGTGGAAGAAATGATCCGCAACCTGGAACAGTGCGGACATAAATGCGAAGTACACCGCCATTCACATCGGGCACCTTCCATCAGTATTGATGCGATAGAAAAAAAATACACAAGAACAACCGGAAACCAGTTCAAGAACGGACTGCGTGATCTGGGAGTTTTGCAGAATAAGCACATCCCGGAAAAATATCTTCACGGAAGCATCCACCAGAGGTGGGAACTGCTGAAGGGTCTGATGGATACAGACGGATACTGCTCAAAGGCCGGGGAATGTGAATTTTCACAGAAGAGCGAGACACTGACCGATCAGTTCATGGAACTGGTGGCAAGCCTTGGAATCAAGGCAAAGAAAAAAGAAAAACAGATAAAGCTGAACGGAAAGACTTTCGGGGCCTTTATCGTCAGCTTTTACACAGATAAAGCACATTCGTGTTTCAAACTGGAGCGGAAGCACGAAAGGCTGAAGGATGAACTTAAGCCCAGAATGAGGGCAAAGAGCATCGTCAACATCGAAAGGATCCCGGACGAACCTTCGAAGTGCATAGCCATCACAAACGAAAGTCATCTGTACCTGGTGGGAAGGAAGTTCACGGCAACGCATAACACTTCCTTCATCGCTGCGCTGGCCTTCGCCGTGTCCATTATCCAGAGAAAGTCTGGATCCACGGTGTACGTGGTGGCAGCAGCTTTAAAGCAGGCACTGGAGTCCTTCAACTTCATCCTGTTTTCGCTGAAGTACAAGAAGATCATCGGGGACTTCCAGGTACGGGATAATTCCTTCGAGCATTCGATCAAGTACGAATTTACAAAAAACGGAAGACCGGACGGAACCATAGACATACAGATCATGGCATCGAACCCTGATGCGCAGGACTCATTCAACTGTAACTTTGCCATAGCTGACGAAGTGGCGGCCTATAAGAAGGCGAGCCAGTACAACCGGTTCAAGGAAGCCATGAAGGCATACACGAACAAGCTCATGATCGGTATCACCACCGCAGGCGATAACGTGAACAGCTTCGGATATGACAGGATGCAGTATGCGATCAAGGTGGCAGCAGGACTTGTGGAGGATGACAGCTTCTTCTCATTCGTGGCCAGAGCTGACCAGGATGAGAACGGGGATGTGGACTATCTGAACCCGATCCAGCACCAGAAGGCAAACCCGAACTACGGCGTGACCATAAGACCGCAGGATATCCTTCAGGACGCATACCAGGCACAGAACGATCCCAGACAGAGAAAAGACTTTTTATCCAGATCGCTGAACGTGTACACTTCCGCACTGAAGGCCTGGTTCGATATCGAAGAGTTCAGAAGATCAGACAAGCAATACAACTGGACACTGGAAGAACTTGCGAAGCTGAAAATAGACTGGTACGGCGGAGCCGATCTGTCCAGACTGTACGACTTGACTGCTGCGGCCCTCTTCGGGACCTATGAGGGTGTGGATATCATCATCACGCACGCATTCTTCCCAAGGGTGATGGCTGCAAGGAAGTCGGAAGAAGACAACATCCCACTGTATGGATGGCTGGATGACGGATGGCTGACACTGTGCAACTCCCCCACGGTAAACGTGGCGGACATCGTGAACTGGTTCGTAGAGATGCGGAAGATGGGCTTCAAGATCGCACAGGTGGGACATGACCGGAAGTTCGCCGGGGAAGAATATATACCACTCATGAGGGGGCAGGGCTTCAACATCGTAGACCAGCCACAGCTTTACTACTTGAAATCACAAGGCTTCCGGCATATTGAGAAATCCGCAAAAGACGGAAAACTGTACTATATGCACTCAGAAGCCTATGAATATTGCGTTTCGAACGTATCGGCCATGGAAAAAACAGACGATGCCGTACAGTACGAAAAGATAGAAGAAAAAATGAGGATAGACCTCTTCGATGCTTCTGTTTTTGCCTGCATCAGATCCATAGAAGCAGGGCTGAAGCATAAAAAGGCAAAAGCCTGGTGGGGTGAAGAATGAGTAAAAAGAAAAGACCAACTGAAAAGAGGAACGGGCAGAACCAGACACAAAGCCCGGTAGGGATCTGGCTGTCCGATATGGACACACTGGCCTGTTCCGGATATGTTTCACTGGATCACAACCCGGAGATCATGACAGCCTGCCATAAGATCGCAGAGTTGATCGGATCCATCACGATCCACCTGATGGCAAACACCGAAAGGGGAGACCAGAGGATCCAGAACGAACTATCCAGGAAGATAGACATAGAGCCGGAGATGCACATGACCAGATCCACATGGATGCAGGCCATCGTGATGAACCTTCTCCTGTACGGAAAAGGCAACTCCATCGTGGTGCCGCATACCTACGGGGGCATACTTCAGAACCTGGAACCCATCGGGGCGGAGCGTGTGACCTTCCAGTATATCGGATATAGGGACTACAAGGTCCTGATCGATAACAAGGTCAGGGATCCGGAGTCCGTTCTTCACTTCGTTTACAACCCGGACAAGCACTACCTGTGGAAAGGCAAGGGCATGACCACTAACCTCAGAACCGTGGCCGATAATTTGAAACAGGCCGCCGCCACAGAGAAGGGCTTCATGGAGAGCAAGTGGAAACCTTCCATCATCGTGAAGGTGGATGCGCTGGTGGATGAGTTCGCAAGTAAGGAAGGCAGGAAGAAGCTCCTGGAGTCCTATGTGGAGTCTTCCGAAGTGGGTCAGCCCTGGCTCATTCCTGCGGATCAGTTCGCAGTGGAGCAGGTGAAGCCTTTATCACTTGCGGATCTGGCCATCGCTGACACCGTGGAACTGGACAAAAGGACAGTGGCATCGATCCTGGGCGTTCCTCCGTTTCTTCTGGGTGTAGGAGACTACAACAAAGACGCATGGAACAGTTTTATAAATAACACAGTCAAGCCACTGGCCATCGGGATCCAGCAGGAGATGACGAAGAAGCTGATCATGAGCGAGAAAATGTACCTGAAGTTCAACGTGCTATCGCTCATGGACTGGGATATCGACACCATCTACCGTGTTTTCGGTGGACTGTCAGACAAAGGCATCGTAACCGGCAACGAAGTCCGGGATCGCCTGGGAATGAGTCACATCGATGGACTGGATGAACTGCGGATACTGGAAAATTACATCCCAAGCGATATGATCGGTCAGCAAAAGAAGTTAGTACAAGAGGAGGAATGACAATGAGTAGAGACATCAGACAAGTGCGAAGCACTTCAACACAGTTTAATACGAGGGATGACGGCGGAAACCTGGCAATAGAAGGGTATTTCGCCGTTTTTGATAGCAATTACGAAATAGCACCGGGAATGAGCGAGTCCATCGCTCCCGGAGCCTTCGACAAGACGCTATCGGGAGACATTAGAGCGTTGATCAATCACGATACGACTCTGGTGCTTGGAAGAACCAAAGCGAACACACTGCAACTCCGTACCGACTCACACGGTTTATGGGGCCGCATCGAAATTAACCGAGAAGATTCCGATGCGATGAACCTGTACAAACGTGTTCAGAGAGGGGATGTGGATCAGTGTTCCTTCGGGTTTGACATCATTTCCGAGGAAACCGATTTCCGGGAAGATGGGAGCATCCATTGGACGATCAAAGAGGTCGAGCTTTATGAAGTCAGTCCCTGCACGTTCCCTGCATACGAGGAAACGAACATCGCCGCCAGAGCAAAAGAACGGGATGATCTGAAGAAAAGACGTTCCGAAGCCTGGCGGGAGAAAGCACTGAAGAAACTGAAAGGAGAAAAAGATGCTTAAAGTACTGGTATTGCGTAAAAAGATCGACACCGCAAAGAAGCAGCTGGAAGCACTCAGAGCAAAAGACGCAGAGTTCCAGACCAGAGAAGCGGAGATCGAGAAAGCGATCAACGAAGCTGCCGAGATGGAAGGCACGGAGGAGGAGATCGCAGAAGCACAGCGCACCGTGGAAGAGGAAGCGGAGAAGTTCGATGCTGAAAAGAAAGAACACGATGCCGAAGCTGCAAAGCTGGAAAACGACATTTCCGAAATGGAGAATGAACTGGCCGAAGCAGAAAAAGAACAGGACACCACTCCGGCACCGGCAGAACCGGCAGAAAAGCCTGCCGAAGCCGCAGAGGAAAGAAAAAACGAGAGGAGAAACAACATGATTAAGAGAACCATTTTCGACAGACTTCCCATGCAGGAAAGAACCGCCATGTTTGAGCGTGAAGACGTTAAGAACTTCATGAGCAACTTCCGGAGCTATCTGGCAAAGGAAAAGAGAGCCATCCAGGGCGGCGCACTGCTGATCCCCGAAGTATTCGTAGGACTTCTGAAGGAGAACGTCATCGACTACTCCAAACTGTACAGACACGTAAACGTTCAGGCAATCGGCGGTAAAGGCCGTCAGATCGTGCAGGGAACTGTTTCCGAAGCAGTATGGACAGAGTGCTGCGCAGTTCTGAACGAGATGAACCTGGCATTCAACGATGTAGAGGTAGACTGCTACAAGGTGGGCGCATACTTCAAGGTATGCAACGCACTTTTGGAAGACAGTGACATCGATCTGGCTGCAACCCTTCTGGATGCTATGGGACAGGCAATCGGTAAAGCACTGGACAAGGCTATCCTGTATGGACGTAACGCCGCAGGAACCCAGAAGATGCCTATGGGTATCGTGACCAGACTGGCAGAGACCAGCAAGCCTGCTGACTATCCTGCAACTGCAAGACCCTGGGTAGATCTTCACAGCACCAACATCGTAGCACTGACCGCAGGTCTGACCGGAGCAGCCCTGATCGCTGCCATCGTAGAAGCATCCGGCAAGGCAAAGAGCAGCTATTCCAGAGGTGAGAAGGTGTGGGTCATGAACGAGACCACATACACCAAACTGATGGCCGCAACCGTGTCCGTAGACGCTGCTGGCCGTGTTGTATCCGGCGTTTCCGACAGAATGCCCGTAGTAGGAGGCATCATCGAAGTTCTGAACTTCCTTCCTGATAACGTGATCATCGGCGGATACTTCGACCTCTACCTGCTGGCTGAAAGAGCAGGCAACCAGTTCGCAGAGAGCGAGCACGCATTCTTCATCCAGGATCAGACCTGCTTCAAAGGCACTGCAAGATATGACGGTCAGCCTGTCATCGCTGAAGGCTTCGTAGCAATCGGCCTGGAGGGAACCACTCCCAATGCTACCATGCCCTTTGCTCCCGACAATGCCAACACCGTGACAGCTATCCTGACCAACAGCTCCGCCGTGACACTGGATCCTACTGACACCTTCCAGATCATCGCAAAGACCCTGCCCGTAGATGGCCCTGTGACCTATGAGTCCAGTGCAACATCCTACGCAACTGTATCCGCTGACGGTCTGATCACCGCAGTGGCACAGGGCAGCGCAACCATCACCATCACAAGCGGATCCGCAACCGCAACCGTAGCCGTAACTGTAACCGCAGGGGCCTGATGTATAAGGTCTTAGAGCGTTTCACCGACTTACAAGATAATCGCCATGAGTACAACCCTGGGGACACGTTCCCCAGGGAAGGACTTGTGGTATCCGAGGAGAGACTTGCGGAACTTTCAACGGATAAAAACCGCCAGAGAAGACCACTGATCGAAGTGATCAGTGAAAAGCCTGCGAAGGCAAAGGCGGAAGAAAAGCCGGAGAAGAAGGAAACAGTCAAAAAGCCAGTAAAGAAGACAGCCACAAAGAAAAAGTGAGGTAAACCATGACACAGGAACAGGCAGCAGTTCTTCTGACCATGATGAAGACAGATATCGGTATAAAGGGAACAACTGCATACGATGAACGCTTCGGGCAGATCCTTCTGTACAGTGCGGAGAAGATCGCACAGGAAGGAGCCACGCTGAATATGGAGTCCGCAGAAGATCAGCAGCTTGTGGTCATGTACGCTTCATGGACGTGGAGAAGAAGAGACACCGGGGAAGGGATGCCACGGATGCTCAGATATGCCATGAATAATAGGATCATGAAGGAGAAGGCACATGGATGACGTTTTGAAACTCATTTCACAGACCTTCACCACAAACAAGTACGGCATCCAGAAGCCCACGGAAACAGTGAAAGAGGTCTTCTGCGAGTGCCACAGCGTTACACGTTCGGAGTTCTTCGAAGCAGGCCGGAACGGCCTGAACCCGGAGTTCCGGTTCACTGTTTTCCATGCGGAATACGAAGGCGAGTCCATCGTAGAATACCAGGGAAAACGGTACGGGATATATCGGACTTACATCGTGCCGGGGACGGACTACATCGAACTGTACGCAGAGCGAAAGGGTGGTCTGAATGGCAAAGACAACACTTGACACACTGGCGGACGATATCGGGAAGATCCTGGAAGAATACCAGGACGATGTGAAGCAGAACCTGGATCAGATCACGAAGCAGATCGCACAGAAAGGCCAGCAGGCCCTTAAAAATGAGAGTAAATCGAAGTTTAAGGGGGACAGATACTGGAAAGGCTGGAAAGTGGACCTGCAAGTGGGAAGACTGGACACAAAGGCAACGATCTACAACGCATCACTGCCTGGACTTCCGCACCTTCTGGAGAAAGGCCACGCCAAAAGAAACGGCGGACGGGTAGAAGGGACGGTTCACATCGCACCGATAGAGGAGAAGCTGGTGGCAGAATTTGAAAAACAGGTGAGGTCAAAACTATGACAAGGGAAGAAGTGGCACTCATGATCGAAGAGATAGGCCTGCCGTGTGCCTATTATCAATTCCCGGAAGACACCGGGCAAGCTCCGCCGTATGTGGTCTTCTTTTATTCAAATACGGACGATCTGTATGCGGATAACGAGAACTACACACGGATAGAAGTGCTGAACATCGAATTTTATTCCGATGTGAGAGACTTCGAGACAGAAGCCAGGATCGAGCAGATCCTGAAAAATCACGGTTTTTCATTTTACGTGGAGTCCAGTTTTTTAGACTCCGAAAAGATGCAGCAAACAGCCTACGAAATGGAGGTACTTATCAATGGCGAAGAATAAAGTGAAGTACGGTCTGAAGAACGTACACTACGCAGTGGCTTCCATCGATGAAACCACTAACGCCGCAACCTACGGGACCCCGAAACCCTGGCCCGGCGGCGTATCCCTGTCACTGGATGCAGAAGGTGACGTTACGAAGTTCAGAGCTGACAACATCGACTACTGGGTAGGCCAGTCAAATAACGGATATTCCGGTTCCCTGGAGTCCGCACTGGTTCCCGAGTCCTTTAAAAAGGACATCCTGGGAGAACTGGAAGACGCAAACGGCGTATGGGTAGAACACCAGGGAGCGAAGACCGTTCCTTTTGCCCTGCTGTTCCAGTTTGAGGGCGATCAGAACGCAGTTCGTCACGTAATGTACAACTGCACCGCTTCCAGACCTTCCGTATCCGGTGAAACCACTGATACGAACATCGAACCTCAGACGGAGAGCGTGGATCTGACCGCAAGCTCCATCTACAACGCTTCCCTGGATAAAGATCTGGTAAAAGCCAGAGTAAACCAGGGTGATGCGCTGTATGGCACATGGTTCAATGCAGTATATCAGCCCAGCACACTGGCCACCTACGTGAAGCTGACATTCGACACGGATGGCGGAACAGTCATCCCTGCGCAGGATGTAAGAAGCGGCGGTAAGCCCGTGAAGCCTGCGGATCCTGTAAAAGCAGGATACGAGTTCGGCGGCTGGTATAAAGAGGACACCTTCACCACAGCGTTCGACTTCGATGCAGTCATGAGCGCAGACGCAACGGCCTACGCTAAATTTACACCGGAAGCATAAGAAACCGAGGAGGATAAACCATGTACAGGGAAATACAGATAGGTGAAAAGACGGTGCCGCTCCTGGCAAATGGGGCGACACCGTTCTGGTATAAGCAGATATTCGGAAAAGATCTGATCGCATTGATAAATTCGTCAGAGGACAATGTGGAAACGCTGACACAGGCAGCACCGGAGCTGGCTTTCGTTATGGCGAAGCAGGCAGAGTGCGAGAAGTTCGAAGACATGAAAAACATAGGGAAAGATAAATACGTGGAGTTCCTTTCGGGCTTCGAAGCCCTGGATATCCAGATGGCAATAGGAGAGATCATAGGCGTTTACATGGGAAACACTGTAACGAGCGTAATTCCTAAAAAAAAACAAGCGAAAAAGTGAAAGAACACTGACAACGCCACTGTATATGCTCCGGGTAGTCCAGATCGGGCTAAAACTGTCCGATCTGGAGATCCTAGAACAGGGAACGATAATCGATATGCTCACAGAAGCGGAAAATGATACGTGTGAGTACAAGGAAGTGGCAACGCAGGAAGACTTCGACAGATTTTAGAGGGAAGACACAATGGCTGATCGTATCAAAGGCATCACAATAGAATTAAACGGAGATACTACGGGTTTATCGGACTCACTGAAGAAAGTAGACTCAGCCATTAAGGATACACAGGCGAATTTAAGGGACTTAAACAAGCTGCTGAGACTGGATCCGGGAAACACGGAACTGCTGGAACAGAAGCAGAAGAACCTTACAACCGCCATCGAAGAAACAAAAAACAGACTGGAACAGCTGAAAAACGCACAGGGTAACGTAGCTGAAGGCACTGCGGAGTGGGATGCACTTCAAAGGGAGATCATAGACACAGAGCAGAGCCTGAAGAAGCTGGAAGACCAGTATAAACAGTTCGGATCCGTAGCAGAACAGCAGATCAGGGTCGCAGCGGATAAACTTAAGGACTTCGGGGACAAAACAAAGCAAGTAGGGGACAACCTCACGAAAAGCATCACGGTTCCCATCGCTGCCATCGGTGGAGCATCCGTGATGGCGTTCAAGGAAGTGGACGCAGCACTGGACACCGTGACAACGAAGACGGGAGCCACCGGAGAAGCCCTGGAACAGATGCAGGACTCCGTGAAAAATATAGCCACGAATATGCCAACGGACTTCCAGACAGCGGCGGATGCAGTGGGCGAAGTGAATACAAGGTTCGGGCTGACCGGTGAAG